ACCTGAGATGCTTTGTAAGTTACAACACGAGCTCCTGGATATGCTTTTATAATTTCGTCTTGAATTTCCCCCTTATTTGGCATTTTCAGATCTGGGAAAAACATTTTCATTGAAATATATTTTCCTCTCCAATTCAAATATACATCAACCATATGTCCAGTTTTTGCTGGAATTCTTACTGCTTCAGAGATATTATAGTAATCTCTTATATTCTTGCTTCTGATGATATCCACTACATTTGCAAATGCTTTGCCACTTGCATCATTTA